GCTTGCTGTGACTTTGCCACAGCGTTCCGAATGCCAATCTTCACTACGCTGGAGAATGTTCATAGGTTTCTCCTTGGCGCTGTAAAGCTTGATCAGCAAACTGAGCAATTTCTTTTAAGCTAATTGAGTGAACTTCCCAAAGGTGCTTTTTAAGATTTCCCTTTGGAATAGCTACATAAGCAGCTTGCAAACGTTCAGTACCGTATTGAGCTTCTGATTTGAGCGTAGGTAAATGCTCATCTTCAAAGACTTGGTAGCCTTCTGGCACTTCACTTGTGACATCCTTAATAGGCTGCCCACTTTCAGCGATACGTTCTGCTTCATCTTGGTCATGAATACCAACAAAACCAAAAGCCAAACGTGCACATTGAATAGTTGCTTTGTGACGCAAGAAGCGAGAAGGATGGCTCTGCCATGGTCCTTCAACAACATATCCAGTTTTTGACTTGAAAGGTGCGCGATAACACTCAGCCAAATATTCACGAACAACAGTAGGGTGGTCACGGTCTTTACGGTAGATAATGCATTCAACCCACTCAGGTGCAGCTACTTTCGCGCCTTCCATCTGAACCATATTTTCTGAAAACTTAAATTCCATACCATTGAAATTAGAGTTTCCATTAATGATTCGAGACCAGCCATCTACACCAACAACTGGAATAATCCCTTTGTTTTTATCTGGGAAAGCGTAGATTTCTTTAGTCCATGGGTTCAGCTTGTATTGACCAGCAACAATCAAAAGAGAAGCCATTTGAGCATCAGTTGCAGGTGTTTCAGTACGGAAAGCTGTTTGAATCAGTGTTTCCTTTAACTCTTGTGGATTAACATTTACCAAGCCAAGAGTTTCAGCAACGTTTGCAATTTGTGTAGTAATAAGTGTTCCATTTGCTGGCGCATTCATAATCTTCTCCTAATTTTTAAAATGGCAACTGCTGAGTAGTGTCTGAATACCGGACTTCAATTTGTCCTTGTGTAGACTCTTCAATTAGCATCTTGAAGTAGGCCATTGCCTCAGCAAGTGTTGTCTCTGTTGCTGAAGCAGGACGACGAATAAGCACATCAATGGCTTCAAGTAGTTTTCTTTTCTCATGTACTTGCATCACACCACTCCCGCTTCTTCATCTGCCAATTCTTCGGCGTAGTATTTAAGCTGCTCGTTTAAGCTGTGTACTTGTGCGTCCGTAAGCTTGAAACGTAAGCCTATAGGTGACTCAATACCGTCTTTGTCAGTCACAACAGCATGAGTTCTTGTGTCCACCACAAGCACTTCATATTCTTGGTCACGTGCACAACCACTGAACTGATCAGTTACTTCACGAGTGTCATAAGTTGTTTCGGCTTTAATCTGGCAGTTAAGAACATTGCAGCCGTAAGTTAGATCGAAATAAACCGTTTCACCTTCAACTTGAATGTCTGTAGACATATCCAAGTAAGGGAAAGAAGGGCACAGCAACTCTGGCTTGTTAACTAACATATTCATTAGTTAGCTCCTTCCACTTGCACACGCACATACATATTCTGTTTTGCTTTGAGTTCGTTTGCTGCTTGTTCGTCAGCACAACCACGTAAAAGACCGACAGCTAAAAAGAACACTACCCAGAACAATAAGAAGCCCGAAGTTCCATCGACAAATGCTTGCTTGATTGAATATTTATTCTCAGTCATTGCTAGATTCCTCCTGAACTGTAGCTATCACACATATTCAAAAGCATTGATTTGTGTTGATTCCAAAATTCAAGCGCTTCGCTATCCATGCCTGTGATACGTGCATCATCAAATGATTTCCAGTCTTCAATACTGTGTTCTTGGCAGCCAATTCGCATTTTCCCCAAGCCACTAATAATCACATCCCAACGTAGCCCGTAGACAATGAGCGGGGAGGCTTTGGCACAGCTAAGGTTGGCACCGTAAAGGTCGGCACCGCTAAGGTCGGCACCGCGAAGGTTGGCATCGCGAAGGTTGGCATCGCGAAGGTCGGCACCGCTAAGGTCGGCACCGCTAAGGTCGGCACCGCGAAGGTCGGCACCGCGAAGGTTGGCACCGTAAAGGTCGGCACCGCTAAGGTTGGCACCGCGAAGGTTGGCACCGCTAAGGTCGGCACCGCGAAGGTTGGCACCGCGAAGGTTGGCACCGTAAAGGTCGGCACCGCGAAGGTTGGCACCGCGAAGGTTGGCACCGGCAACAATCGCACTTTCTAATGCATGACGAGCAATCATTCCGGATTCCATTCCGTCAGGGACATCACAGGTAAAAAGGACTTCTTCTGTCCAACGATTTTTAATTTCGAATTTCTGTGTCATAATCTTCTCACTCATTGAGTAAAAGTCCCGTCGGTCAGATGTCTGGGACTTTTTTGTTATCTGGTGAGATAATATTAACTATGGTTAATTTTTTAGTCAAGAGAAAAGTTAACAATGGTTAATCTTTTTATTAACTATAATTCATGCTTTAATAGACAAAAGAAAACCCACACAGGGTGGGCTGAATGTTAATAAACGTTAATACTTCTTGATGTACATGATAGCTTTATCTATAATGCATTCATGGATTGGGCATTCCCGGTCGGCAAAGAGCTTTGGTGCATACATCAAGGCTCTTTGTTTTTTTAAGGGTATATTTTTAAGCCGTATCCATTATAGTTGCTTCCAACTGCACCTCTACCACCTTTGCAATAAAACTTAGCTTTTAATATGTCAAATGCTCTATTTGATTGAGAAGGGTTAATAACATGTCTTCCGATTGGTCTAGCTACTAAATCAGCAAATTGCAAGCCCGATGAATTGGTTTTTTTTGAAGCAAAAATTATTTCAAAAGGAAGAATTTTGTTGTGATAGTTTCCAAAGGGATCACATATTCTTCTAAAGCCAAGCTTAAGTTGTGAATCTTCGTTTTTTCCTCTTGATTCAACAACAATATGTGTTAAACGATTGTTTTGATTCTTCTCTCTAAGAAAAAAAATAAAGTCGCTCAAGACAAAACTTCATTGCTACTTCATATGGGTTTGCATCGCGTTTAATTAATTTATCTTTGCGTATAACAGAGCTAATTAAGATAAAATTATTATCATTCATTAATCCATTTAGGTCACCCATTAAAGACTCCATCCGAGCTTTATCGAACCCAGCAAAATGTGATGTTCTTTTTCTAATGTCTCGCTCATGCAGAATTATTATATCGTGACCGAAATGCTTAAACTTTAATTGTTCCACTGCTTTAACTACCGTTTCTGTGTAATACCTTTTATGGAACACACAAAAAGACAAGACAAAAACAGGGAAGTCTGGATCGTTGTTAAGCATGTCAATGCTGCCACTCTCATCCACATAAACTATGAAGTCGCTATACTCCATAAAAACATCCTATTATTCCAATACTTGAGTCAGATTCGTAGTTTACTTCTCATTTTTCTCTGGGAACATTGGTTTACCTAGCTTTCCTTCCTTTACCAACTGAACAACTTGTTCATTCGTAAGTACAGGAATATAGACCTTATCGCCGATATCTTTTGAAAGGATTCTCACTTCCTCAGCAGTTAGAACTAACGCCTCTCCATTTTTCGCAGCATCATTGATGCGAGCAATAATCTGGTTGATTGGTCGTTTTGAATTGTCCATAAGTCTTCCTGTGATTAATGCGAATAAGGATGTTCTTGTCTGTGCTGACTTGGTGGTACGATGTCAGTAATAGCTGTAATGCTTTCTACCTCATCCATTTCAAAGAAAAATCGCTCACCACCATTCACAGAAAGCAAACTTAAAACCCCACCATTGATGCCGACAAATTCTTTAATTGTGCATCTTCCATCCTTCAAGCACACTTGAACAAACTCATTCGGCACAAGATCTGCATCAGGGTCGCATACAACATACCAGCCATTACGAATTGCTGGAAACATTGAGTCGCCAGTTCCTTTAATGCCATAGGCTCTTGGTCCTGCTGAGTGAGTTGGAACATACCCATCTCCAGCATTGCCTTCATAACCCATATCTGTGAAATAGCCATCCATGCCCATCTTGGAGTAAGCCTTAACAGGAACCCAACGCTTAGATGATGGGATAAACGGTTTTTCGATAATTGTTGAAAATAAAAGAGCTTCATCACTATCACTAATGTTGTATTTCTTTTTGAACTCTTCGATATCCAGTTGTTTAAATTTATCTCTCGTGCTTGATTGAATCTCTCCCGTGCCAGATGCAAGCCATGAAGGATTAACATTCAAAAATTTTGAGGCACGTAATAAATTTTCACCTTCCATTGTTTTGGATTTTCCAGACAGCCAATCACTCACAGAAGGAGGTTTAACTCCTACTGCACGAGCAAGCTCAACACCTTTAATCTTTTTAGGTGGCAAAACTTCCATGGCATACCTAAGTCGTTCAGCAAGAGTATTCATACAACTATCCTCACAATGTTAGGAAATCCTAACATAAATAAAATTAGGTATTCCTATTGATTTAATATAAGGAATGCCTAATAATTAAAGAAAAATTAGGAGCACGTTATGAATGACGCACAACTTATAGACAAGCTAGGTGGTGTCACAGCGGTAGCAAGACTTCTGGGGATTGCTCCGTCATCAGTTAGTGGATGGAAAGCTATCCCCCTTGATAGAAAAATCAGGCTAGCAGTTATTGCTGAAGATCTTGGTTTAACAACGCGAAAAGAGCTTTTCCCTGATAACTATCAAGATATTTGGATTGAACTTCGTCCCCAGACGACAAAAAGCAAAAACCTTGGATCATTAACCGCTTAGGAACTAAACCATGAGCAAAGTATTAAATGAATTGCCTGCAAGCGCTAGCAATAACGAATCGCTCATATTGCAAGCACTTAACGCTAGCAATCAAAGACAAGTAGCAGAGATGATAAATGTCGATGCAAGCATCCTTTCACGGATGAAAACAGAAAAGAAATCAAATGGATGGACTGAGATTGAGTTTATTAGCTTTTTGTTGACAGCCATTGGTTTGAAGGTTGTGCAAGAAAGTGATGTGTATTGCTCACCTGAAATTGCAGAAGCAACGCGAGTTTATTTAGCACATGCATTCACTTCACCTGAATACATGCGGATTTTATTCAAATAAAAAACCACTCCCCATCCAGGTAGAGAGTGGTTTATAGGCATTCAATTGAGGTGAATCAAATGAACACAAATAATTTATCAGAACAGCCAACCGAACTCAACTCGCAAGATTTTTTAGTAGGCGATGTGGTTGTGCTTACATCGCAAGGCTCCAAAGATTACCTGCTTGAAATCATTGACTACAAGTACACGAATGATTTGTTCCGAGTAAAGGTTATCTCCTCTGGTGCTTGTGGACCAATCCATAAAAGCCAGATTCGCCACGCAACAGTTGCAGAACTTAACGCTAAACGCCGACTAACAAGCGCTGAGCAAGCATTAGCGGAGGTGTCATGAATTCTAAATTCCAAAACCAACCTGATCATAAACAAATGCAGCAAGTTCAATCATTTTATGAGCCTGCTTTGCGAGTACTTGGCCACCTATTTGAGGTGAAAAAGCAAAATTTACGCAACAAAGGGTATGACGAAAATAATGCGGCGGTAACCAAGGTTGAATTTTCAGAGGCTATGGCTCGTCAATTTCGCATAACGCAATGGTTAGCACAACAGATTGTAACCAGCTTAACCAAGGCGTGTTTGGTTGATTCTTTTGGAGGCTATGTTAAGCCAAAGGGTGGTGAAAAGTGAGATATGCAGCAAGAAGAAAACAGGATATTTCTGTTTCCACCACACCGCTAGAGGTGGTAATTCCACTGGAACAACCAGTAAAGATCTATTCGGCTAAAGAATTAGCAGCCATGCCACTTTCAGTTATGAATGCCGCAATTGAGGCTCAGGAAAGATTTTATCAACTTGAAGAATTAACCCATATGGGGGGGCAGGCTATAGCAGTTCGCCGTCTCATGGAGGATGGGCACAAACTAATTCAGGTGAAAGAAAAGTCTCGTATTCGCTACAAAATCAACAACGAATTTATTCCTCCAAGAATTATTCGTCAGTTGGAAATGCGCGGTCTTGTAAAATTAGGAGTAGTCACTGATGTATAAATATCTCCACCATATCAGCGACTTTATGGTTGCTACAGCGCACCTTAGCCCAGTTGAAGAGTGCTTTTATCGCCGTGCTCTCGATTTCTATTATTTGAATGAAAAACCATTACCCAAAGAAACCCAGTCGGTTTTTCGTCGGTTACGTGCAAATACCCAAGAAGAAAGGGATGCAGTATTAATTGTGCTGCAAGAGTTTTTTGTGGAAGAGGAAGACGGGTTTCACAACAAACGTTGTGATTCAGAAATCGCCGCTTATCAAAAAGTAGGGGATAAAAATCGTGAAAATGGTAAGAAAGGTGGGCGTCCACGTAAGGAAAAACCAAAAGAAAACCAAAGTGAAGGCGACTCGGTTAATTCTGAAAACCCACAAAAACCCAGTGGGTTAATTTTGGGTTCTGAAAGTGAAAGCCAAAAAAACCTTAACCATAAACCGTTAACCGATAACCAATATATAGATAGTAGTAGTAATGCGCGTGAAGAAAATTCGCAATTTACACCAATCCAATTTGCTCAGTATCAGATCGATGATCACAAGCGTTACTCAATGCGTGAATTCATTTCTGAATACAGCGAGTTTCAATACGATTTCATCTCACTTGCTCAACAAAGATTTGTTTCTGTACCTGAAATCGACTTGAGAACCATGATTCAAAATTTCGGTGACTGGTACTTTGCAAACGAATCAAGTTCATTGAATACACCAAGCATCTGGTTGGTTAAGTGGTTCTCTTGGGTTCAAAACAACGAGAAACAAGTTGCTGCTAACCGCAAGAAACAAGAGCAAATCA